GATGTATTGACTATGCAATCTGGTAGCACGAATCCCGCTCTTCCTGGAGTCCAGGGACATGGTCAACTAGACAGATTCGGATTAGTAGGTAACGGTCAAGTTCTTAGACGTGGATGGATCAAGAAACTAACATTTTGGTCTGGACCTATGACAGACGATGAATTAGAACAGTTGGTGGAGACATAAAATGGCAGAAAAATTAATAGGAACAGAACCTCATCAGGTGCCATCTAACGCTGATCTAGGGTCTATGGCTTTCGTTGATCACTCGGGTATAGGTGATATAAGGGTTCGAAGTATATTGAACTTCAATGCATCTACCTCTCAACATATTACTGCGGGTGATGAAGGTATTATCACACTAAAAAGTTTAGACAACGGTAGAAATCAAGGTCTGTACTTAGAAAGGTACAACGAAAGAAGGGGCTACTACATCTACCCATCTTCAGGTGGATTAGGAGCAAACGATACGCTAAACTTTGATAGAAATAATGCCGGCACCAAAGCCACGACAATGGCACTAGATCGTGATGGTAATGCTCATTTTGGAAATGACGTAACAGCCGCTGGCACATTTGTATCCACTGACGAAGCAACTGCTACCTTTTCAATTACAGACACTTTTACTGCAACAGCTAACTCCGTGACTAAATTTGCAATTGATCTTACGAGTAGATTAGGTCTTAGCACTGGCGGCACTGTGAACTACATAGTTTCTATAGGAGGATACGCATCAGCTGGAGCAAATAGTGTAACCGCAGCCTATAAAGTTGCTGGATACGCCGGACATTCTTGGGCAAATACTTTTAGTGGAAATGGGTATAACAGTTTCGGAGCAGGTGTTATAGACAACGGCTACAATACTTCTGGGTCAACGATTCACACTGGAAGGGGGCACAACTATCATCCTGCCGTAAACTTAGGAGCTTATATTTTCAATGGCCAAGTATATGCATTCAGTCCAAATCCTCAACAATTTGGATTTGCAGTATCAAACGCAAGTGCAACTTACGGTATGGGATGTATTATAACGATAACAGGAACTTACAGCTAATGAAAATAGATAGATACGGATCAGTAATGATACTAGAGCACAACGTGACTCGAGTGGTAGAAGGAGTTGAAGTGACTTTACCTAAAGCTTGGAGAGAGTTAGTACCGTGCGTGAAAATTGATGGCGTATGGCAAGATACAGACATATCTTCTGAAACTCAGGAAGTTCAAGACTTTTGCACTGCACAATGGAGTGATGCAATAAAACAAGAATATAAAGATCACACAGACGCATGCCTTGTGGTGGAATAAATAAAGGTATAACGACAGGAAAATAAAATGGCCGTACCTAACTCAAGACAGACTCTAATCGATTATTGCCTTCGCACGCTGGGCGAGCCTGTGCTTGAGGTAAACGTCGATGAGGATCAACTAAGCGATCGTATCGACGAGGCACTTCAGTTCTATCAGGAGTACCATTCCGATGCGATTTATAAGGTGTACCATAAACATCAGATCACTGCGGCGGATATCTCAAACGAGTATATCTCTATCCCTGATGCGATTACAACCGTTCAAAGAATCTTTCCACTGAACGACGAGAACAGTTCAATCAATATGTTTGATGCTCGTTATCAGATTCACTTAAACGATATCTTTGATTTGCGAAACGCTGGTGCACTATCGAATTATTATCAGACTCAGCAGTACATGAGTACCATTGATCTGTTGCTTAACGGAACCGAGCAGGTTCGGTTTAACCGTCATATGAACAGATTGTACATTGATGCTGACTGGGGAGAGGATCTTAAGGAGAACGATTACGTCATCGTTGATGCCTATCGTATCGTAGATCCTGATACACATACCGATGTATATAACGATATGTTCCTTAAGAGATATGCGGTTGCTCTGATTAAAAAGCAATGGGGCGCAAACCTAATTAAGTTTGAGGGCATGCAACTTCCAGGAGGTGTTACCCTGAACGGCAGACAACTGTATGATGATGCTGTAACCGAGATCGCAGCGGTCGAGGAACAGATGCAGCTTAAGTATGAAATGCCACCAGATTTCTTCATGGGATAACACATGGCAACGAACGTATTCTTTTCACCCAAGGTTAGAACAGAGCAGCACCTCTACGAGGATATCGTAATTGAGGCACTGCAGATGTATGGCCAGGATGTATATTATATTCCTAGGTCACAGATAACTCAGGACGTGATTCTTAATGATGATTACTCAGAGTTCAAGGATAGTTACGCCATTGAGATGTATATCGCTAACACCGAAGGATTTGAGGGTGAAGGAAACCTTATGTCTAAGTTTGGCCTTGAGATCAGGGACCAAGCAACCTTCGTTGTGGCTAAGAGAAGATTTGGTCAGCTCGTAGACATTCCCGATAACTCACTTAGGGAGGACAGACCAAGAGAAGGCGATTTGGTATATCTTCCTTTGTCTAAATCACTCTTTGAGATTAAGTTCGTTGAACACGAGAAGCCGTTTTATCAAGTAAGTCAGTTACCTACATACGAATTGCAGTGTGAGCTGTTTGAGTACGGTTCAGAAAAATTCGACACTTCAATCGAAGAACTCGATCGTTTCGAGCAGATATACGCAACACGAGAAACACTTCTTATCGACGGTGGCGTGTATGGATTCGCACCAGGAGATCGTATCGAGCAACAAATCGTTCCCTTCAAGGAATCAACGGCATCAGCTCAGTCAACACTGGTTTCTAGCTCAGTTGATACCGTAACGGTTACCGATGGAGGATTTGGCTATACGTCAGTTCCTTCTGTTGTCTTTGAGGCACCTCCAAGCGGATCTACCGCAATAGGTACCGCAGTGCTTACTGATGGTGTCGTGACAAGTATTACGATTGATGACCCCGGCAATGGCTATCTAGTTGAACCAGGTGTTACGATTTCTCCTTCACCGGCCGCCGATATTGCCGCTGTTAAGATCACCGGTGAGATCGCTACGTTTGACGAAACGCGGGAAGCCGCTGGATTGGTTACTCGTCAGGCAAGGATCCAAGTCGTTGATGTTCAGTCAAGCCTAGGAGACACTAAGACTTTCCTACCGACGGACCTATCAAATAATATTGGTAAGATCACGCACCTGACTGATGCAAACAACGATTGGTCTATCGTTACCGTGTACAAGGTTGGCAGTGACGGGTTTGATATTCCAAACGAGCCACTCTCCCAGAACGAAGACTTTGAGACCGAAGCAGATTCAATCATTGATTTCTCTGAATCTAATCCATTCGGCGATCCAAGTACGGAGTAATAGATTATGTTTTCAGGCCATTACTATCACGAACACATCAAAAGAGCGGTAGCTGTTTTTGGTACTCTGTTCAATAACATGTCCGTCGTTAAAAAGAACGGAAGTGGTAATGTTATATCGACCATCAAGGTACCTCTTGCGTATGGTCCTAGGCAAAAGTTTCTTGCAAGGATTCAGGACGAAAAACATCTAAACGATCCTAAGCTTGCGATTCGTTTACCTCGTATGTCGTTTGAGATCATATCAATGACGTATGACACAAACACAAAACTGCAAAAAGGTGTCACTAGAACACTTGCTTCTTCTGACCCGACCAAAAAGCAAACCATTCTTAACCCAGTTGGTTATCGTATGGGGCTGCAGTTAAACATTATGACAAAGAATCAGGACGAGGCATTACAACTACTCGAGCAGATTCTTCCATACTTCCAACCGGAATACACAGTAACCGTAAAGGAAGTTCAAAATAATTTTAAGTCTGATATGCCATTCGTACTTCAGTCAGTAACAATGTCTGATGACTATGAGGGTGATTTTCTTTCACGTCGTGCCATTATTTACACACTTGAGTTTGAGACTCGTGTAAGGTTCTATGGGCCGTTAAGTGATAAGGGAATCATTCGTAGAGTCGATGCAACGTTCGCTGATACTGAAATGACTGTTAATGATGAACCATACCAAACACAAAAGATTTATATCTCACCTAGTACCGCTCAAGAAACGGATGACTATGATATTGAGGTTGAACTGATTAATCCAATTCCTGACGAAGTTGTGATATCATTCACGACAAGCTCAGGAACATTTACCGTTGGCGAAAGCGTCACTGGTAGTACATCAGGAACAGTTGGCCGTATAAGTGCAGTGACAGGATCGACCATTACGGTTGATTCTCCAGATGGAAGATTTACCGATACCGAAACAGTTACAGGGGTAACCTCTGCGGCCACACTAACGGTTGATTCTTCCTCGGATTCTTGGGTGTTGTATGACGGATAATCCTACCAAAGAAATTGATGACGATTACGAATACGCTCGTGCTAAGTATTACAACCTAGCAGAAAAGGGTGATGAGGCAATCGATCTAATGATGGAACTTGCTCGTGAGAGTGAGCACCCTCGTGCATTCGAGGTTTTATCAAACATGATGAAACAGAACGCAGAGATCACCGACAGATTGATGGATCTTCAAAAGAAGAAAAAGGAAATCAAACTAGATCCTAATAAAAGGTTGCCAAACTTAACTCAGAATAATGTTTATGTGGGATCCACTACGGATCTACAGCGTATGTTACATAATAAGAAAAAAGAAAAAGCAGTTATAGATCATGAGCCAAAGTCGAATAACGAATAACGAGTTCGGCTACCTCGGCAACCCAAACATTAAAAGGGATGGTGTCGAGCAAGAGTGGACTCAGGAAGAAATCAAAGAATACGCAAAGTGTATGAACGATCCCGTATACTTTGCGACTAAGTACTGTAAAATTATTTCTCTCGATGAGGGTTTGGTTCCTTTTAACCTATATCCGTATCAAGAAGAAATGTTTAAGCATTTTAACAAACACAGGTTTTCGATTGTTTTAGCGTGTCGTCAGTCGGGTAAATCGATATCATCGGTTACCTATCTGTTGTGGTATGCAGTTTTTAATCCAGAAAAAACTATTGCTGTATTAGCGAACAAAGGTTCAACCGCTCGTGAAATGCTAGCGCGTATTACGATTATGTTAGAGAACCTTCCGTTCTTTCTTCAACCCGGTTGTAAAATTGTAAACAAATCCAACATTGACTTTTCTAATAACTCTCGTATTATCGCTGCCGCTACATCAGGATCCTCAATTCGAGGTATGTCTGTCAACCTACTCTTCCTTGACGAATTTGCATTTGTCGAGAACGACGCAGAGTTTTACACCTCAACATATCCAGTTGTGTCAGCGGGTGCAGACACCAAGGTCATTATCACGTCAACGGCAAACGGAGTCGGAAACGTATTTCATAGAATCTGGGAAGGCGCAGTTCAAACAACCAATGACTATAGATCATTCAAGGTGGATTGGTGGGACGTCCCAGGAAGGGATGAGGAATGGAAAAGACAGACCATTGCCAATACATCTGAACTTCAGTTTAACCAAGAATTTGGAAACACATTCCACGGAACAGGAAACACCCTGATCGCTGCCGATGCGCTATTAAAACTTCAAGCGCAGAATCCAGTATACGTTCAAGACAACGTCAAGGTATACGAAAAGCCACAACGAGATCATCAGTATATGATGTTCGTTGATGTAGCGAAGGGAAGAGGGCAGGATTACTCCACCTTTACGGTGATTGATATATCGGTGCGACCTTTCAAACAGGTGGCGGTATATCGTGACAATGTTATCTCTCCATTGCTCTTTCCTGACATTATTTATAAATATGCCATGACTTTTAACGAAGCGTATGTGGTTATTGAGTCAAATGATGCAGGACAGGTCGTATGTAACGGGTTGTATTATGATCTTGAGTACGAAAACTGTTATGTAGAATCAATGGTGAAAGCAAACGCTATTGGTGTGACTATGACTCGTAAGATCAAACGAATTGGCTGTTCAAACATAAAAGACTTAGTCGAACAGTTTAAGATTGAGATCGTTGACGCGGATACCATCATTGAGATGTCTACTTTCGTTGCTAAGGGATCCTCCTACGAGGCTTCCGATAACAACCACGACGACTTAATGATGAACCTAGTGTTATTTGGTTGGTTCTCCACCAACCCGTTCTTTAACGAAATGACGGATATTAACGTTAAGGATATGATATACGCGGAACAGATTAAAATGATTGAAGAGGATATGGTACCATTCGGAGTCGTTGATGATGGCCGTGAACCTGAGTATATCTACGAAGGCGGGGATATGTGGAAGGTTGACGAAGAAGGTAGTCTATACTAGAGATATGATTATTTATAAATAAATACATGAGAAACCGTCGTATTATGAAAATCTTATCTATTAAACTCAATGAGGGGAAAAGCACATGGCATTTCTAGTAAGCCCAGGTGTTGAGGTCAAAGAAATTGATCTGACCAGCGTAGTCCCAGCTGTATCTACATCAATAGGAGCCGTTGCCGGACATTTCCGCTGGGGCCCTGTTGAAGAAGTAGTTACTGTTGGTTCTGAAAA